CTGATATTCTTAATATTAGAACCGGAGCATGGTTACACAGATTTCAGTGGCTCAATGATGAAGATATCGGTGATATCTCTGTAGAATGGAATTGGTTAGTCAATTGGTATCACGAACCTACTGACGGTTCGCCTAAAGCTTTACATTATACAGAAGGTGGACCTTGGTTTGATCATTACATGAAAACCGAGTATGGTGCTCACTGGATTAAAGAAAAATACGAATACTTAATGTCGACAGAAAAAAAAGCCGAGCCTGAAGTAGTAATGGCGCCGTCTAAATACGACAATCTACCAGAACAAATTTATGATGTATTTGACGACATATTAAAATACAGAGTTGATCCATCAGGTTCGTATTATGAAGTAAAAATAGATAATATAACAGAAAAAATTAAACAGTTAGACACTAAGACAATTATGTCTACTGATAGTGAATTTAGATTTTTTGAGAAAAAAGGACTTATGTACGATCCAATTTTACAAAACTTTGTTCTAGGTGCCGGAGGACAAATATCAACATGGGATAATGTAGAAAAATCAAACGGGCCAGTTGTTCTTAGAGGAATTACTAAAAGAAAGCAAATGGCTATTCTTAAAGAACAAGGCAGAGATTTTTTCTATGTAGACACTGGTTATTTTGGCAATGGAAGAAAAAAATTATTCCATAGAGTCACTAAAAATAATATGCAAAACTTAGGGCCTGTTATCGAAAGACCTATGGACAGACTTCAAGCTACCGGTGTAAGATTAAGTAAATTCCGAGGAGGAAGAAATATATTGTTATGTCCTCCTAGTGCTAAAGTTATGGTCTTTTATAATTTAGATTTAGATGAATGGTTAAAAACAACTGTAGAGACTATTAAAAAGTATACAGATAGACCAATAATTATAAGATTAAAACAAGGAAGAAGTGTACGAGCTACTACAGATACAATGGAAATGGCATTACAAACAGACATTCATTGTCTAGTAACATTCAACAGTATTGCCGCAACAGAAGCACTTTTATTAGGGAAACCTGCATTTACACTTGGACCAAATGCAGCACAAAGTCTTTGTAAAAGCAATTTAGCAGAAATTGAAAATCCCTACATACCAACTTTAGACGAAGTAGGCATATGGGCAGCTCATTTAGCATATTCTCAATTTACCGAAGCCGAAATGAGAAGTGGTCTCGCATGGAAAATTCTAAATGAAGTATGACGTCATTGTTTATAATAGTAGTGTTCTAAATTTAAATAAACATCCTAAAAAAGCCAGCGCATTGAATAGTTTTGCAGAAGGCGCTGCTAGAAGTGGAGCGACTGTAAGAGTTGCTACCACATACGACTATGAACCTAGTAGACTAGCAGTTATACTAGGTTGGGTCACACAAGATAAAAATACACCGAACATTTTGTTAAGACAACAAGTTGTAAATGGTCAAAAAGCAAATGGTGGTAAAACTATGTGCATCGATGCAGGATGTTGGAAATATGCCGATAAAGAAAATCGATTTTTAAGATATAGTTTAAATGGGCCTTTCTATGATACAGCCGAATATGCTAATCAAAACAGTAATTCGGAAAAATGGCAAAAAATAAAAAGAGAATTGAATCTAGAGCTAAAAGATTGGAGAACAAAGGGCAGACATATCTTAGTTTGTATGCAAAGGGATGGCGGATTCAGTATGAAAAACTTAGATCCTATGGATTGGGTAAAAATGAAAATTTCTAAAATACGAACATACACGGATCGACCTATTGTAATAAGACCTCATCCAGGTAAACCTCAAGATTTTAGCAAATTTATAAGTCCTACTATTTCTGTTCAAGATTCTCAACGTATACCGTTAAAAGAAAGTATGCATAAAGCTCATGCCGCTGTCTTTTTTAACAGTTCAAGTGCAGTTGCAGCCGTTTGTGAAGGCGTACCTATATTTGTGGATGATCAAAGTTGTGTTGCTTGGGATGTAGCAAACAAAGATTTAAAAAATATCGAAAATCCTGAATTTTTTGAAAGAGATCAGTGGATTCATAATCTTGCGGCGGCACATTGGAGTGATACTGAAGGATCCCAAGGGCTTATCTATCGTAAATTTATTCCTTACTTATAAGATCTTCAAAATCCAGTCTTTGTTAAATTGATTTACAACTTTATAACCTATACTTTGTAATAACTTAATAGCAGGAAGAGTTTCCATATCATTTTGATATTCGTGTTTTTGTTGTTCTATAACTAACACAGGTCGATTCCTTTCAATTGTTTCCAATGCACCTTTTAAAATGTCATTTTCGTGACCTTCTACATCAATTTTTATCAAATCGATATCACTAAAATTAAAACTGTCTAAAGTTTTTAAGGGTATGGCACCTCTTCCGAAACTACTCTTATCGATATGAGTATGACCGGTGTTTCCTTCGACAATATTCATATTAATAAATGAATTTTCTTTTCCTAATGCACATTCATAGACAAAATAGTTATCTTTTTTAACGTTTTTTCTATAACATTGAACAAATTCTTGTACAGGTTCAAATGCAATTACTTTTTCAAAATTTTCTACTAAATCACAACTCCATAATCCTACATTTGCTCCAATATCTAAGCAAATTCGTCTTTGATCACAAATTTGAATAGCTGCATCACGTGCTTTCCACTGATATCTCAAAATTCCTTCTTTTTTTAGACTTTTTTCCAATAGTCTCGGAAAATGATTGTCATAATCTGGGAACCAAAATCCATGTGATTGTTTCATTTTATCCAGTATCCTTCTTTTCTGTCGACTACAAGGTCGGTAGTTAAACTTTTTCCGTATTCTTTACGTTTTCCTTTAAGATGATCAAGATATGCACCCCAAGGACTGTTAATTAATGGATGACCTTCGCCTTTTATTAATCCTTTTGACCAATCCACTTCGACTAATGGGTGTAAACGTCTTACAGCATCGAAAACAAAACTATCGTGCCACTCGTCTAGTCGAAAAATTCCGTTTTCTGCATCATCGTAAAAATTTTGAAACTGTTTTAAAAAGTTTTTTATACGCTGACTGGGCAAATACATAGAATATAAACCACACTCACTGAATTTTCCTTCGCGACCTAAATAACAAAGATCAGTGTTTTCAGGAATTAGTGAATTTAGTATTTTTTCAGTCATTGTGCTATGGCAAACCATATCTGCATCCATCCATATTAGAATTTCTGCATCACAATTTTCAGCACAATGAAAAATACTGTAAACTTTGTGAGCAAATCTTACAGCATCCCATTTAAATCCCTTGCCAGCATCTCGTCTTTTGCTTCTTACAGGATCTTGACTAACATCACCGTTGGCCTTAGGAACGTTACGCCACTTATTTTTAAAATTTACCAAGGGTTGACTGTACAGATGTAAATCTCTTACAATAAGATTAGGTCCAGATTCTAAAATTTCACAATCTTCGGTATACACATACAGGGTCACTGCTTGTGGCCATGTATTTAGAAAAGTTTTTATGAATTTTTGAGCATATTGCTCATAACCTTTGGCATGAAAAGTTGTTACTACTGCATATTTAGGCATGTAATCCTCATTAAATACATATATTACTTATCAACTACATGAGATTCTCAATTTTTCCTAGATTTGGTGCGTTAAATTCAAAACCTGTGTTTGCTGCCTTCACAGAAGGTGCTAAAAAACTGGGTTATACAGTAACTGAACATGATATGTCAGCTGATGTATATGTTATATGGTCAGTCTTATGGCATGGACGAATGTCTGCTAACAAAGAAATATGGGACCAAGCGAAAAAATTGAACAAGACTATTGTTGTACTAGAAGTAGGTTGTTTAAAAAGAGGCACTACTTGGAGAATGGGTCGAGGTCACGTCAATAATGATGGGTATTTTGGATTACCTTATGACCTTATACCCAATCGTTCTGAAAAATTAGGTCTAAAATTGTCATCATGGACTATGAATGGTCGTAATATTTTAATTTGTGGCCAACATACTAAAAGTGAACAATGGAGCATGATGCCTCATCCTATAGCATGGTTAAAAAATACCATAGACAACATAAAAATTCACTCAGAAAGGCCTATAATTTTTAGACCCCATCCTCGAGACTGGCACTGGGCAGCAAACTTCTCTTATAAAAATGTGACTGTCAGAATACCTAAACAAATACAAGGCACTTATGACGATTTTGATTTCAACG